AATTATGTAGATATCTACATTAAGCTCAATGGTGCTTATAAAAAGGCTAAGAGAGAGGTTAGAGAATATGTTTAAGTAAGCATTGGGAAAAACCCTTTAAAGAAGAAGGTGAGTTTACCTGCCTGCTAAAGCTAGTATTGTTTATAATAAGATAAGTATTAATATTTTAAATGTAACTAAAATGAATGTAGTATTTAATTTTGAAGTAGAAAAGCTTGAAGTTCCTGTTAATGAGACACCTTGGGGTTCTAGTATTAGTAAGATTATACCTGTTGGTAATACCATACTAGTAGCAGAATATGGAACAGTAGGTATGCTAGAATTGTTAAATTACTCTAGGAATAATACACCTTTAAAAGCAGTTGCAAAACTTATGATAGTAGGTATTAGCGATACCTGCCCTACTAGTTATCCTATTGGCAGTTTAATTATACCTAAAATGAGGGATGCTCATATAATCCGTGATACTTTTGACCCTGCTAATGATTATTCTTTTGATAGGCTGGAACAACTAGCTTCGAATAATAAAGAACTATTAGCCGCTGTTAGTATTGTCGCTAATAAAGAAAATAGTCGAATAGGTCTAAAGCTAGATACTACTATTGCTCCCCCTGATGTTATAGGCAATCTAGCTAAGAATAAGAGTATGGGTGACCTTATTTATAGAGATAAGAAACTTCCGTTCATTAATTTTAAGTTAATGGATTATACTAATATTGATGCTATTATTTATGATAACTCCATTGTTTAATGATGTTAAGTCAATTATAATTTCTGATGTCCATAGTATTTTTAATACTATTATAGAAGACGATATTATTGATTTTATTCAGGATTTTCAATCAAGAATTGCCGTAGAAGAAGGTTTTGCTAAAAATGAAACAGTTAGATTTTATAATCTAGCTGTTTTCCAATATAACCCTAAGAAGATTGATAGTAAGACTACTATGGTTAGATTACTTCATAAATATAATGGGGATAAACAAAAAGCTTTTGCTGAATTTAAACAATTAGGTAAGGATATTAATATTAACAATAAACTAAAAAAGAAGTATAACCGTGAACACAAAGTGGTTAAGCTGCTTAATCATGCTCCTGTTAAATCTGTATGTGGTAAGTTTAGTGCTAGGTAATCATGGTTTCATATACATAAATTTATATAGTAATGATGTTTGATATGTTTGTAGCTAATATAATGGAACAAATCTTAAATGAGCAGCAGGGAGAAGTGCATCTTTCTTTTACAGGGTTTCTTTCCGATGATTGTATGATAGATGAAGACTATAATTGGGTTATAATTAAAGATAATGTATAAAGAGTTATTTAGAATAAAGGATGGCAACGTAGCACCACTAAGTGCTAGAGAAGCTACTATAAAAGAAGTACGAACTATTCTTATGAGAGATAAGGGTAGTCCTGGTGACTCTGATGGTAGAGATAAGTTATTTGCTTATAAAGAGCTTGGAGCTGTTTATTGGCTGGCTGACTATCGTAGTCCTGGCAGGATGCAAGGGTATGAGGGTCAAGACTTATTGGATGATGCTATTAGGAATTTTGAATTATCTGCTAATTGGAAGCCTGATTCAGTTGTTAGAAATCTTATTACTATATATGAGAAGCACGTTAATGGGGGTATAGCTGCGGATACCCTTAGTGAAGTAGCTGCTACTTTTAGTCTAATGTTAAAAACAGTTAAGAGTATTAGGGGTAAGCTATTAGAAAAACTTAATATGCCTAGAATTACTGAAGAAGAACTTAAGAATATGATAAGTCTATCTAATGAACTTCTTAAACTAGCTTCTAGTATTCCTAAATTAATGATTGATATTGATGTGGCTAAAGAGATGCTTAAACGTACAGAAGATTCTTCTGAAATTGGGAGAGGTGGGGTTAAAATAACTAGTAGTATGACTAGATGAATATACTTGAAAGATATATATTCTTTGATGAGCCAAGTCATAAATATACTGATGACTGTGGTAATATATATACTTCTGTTACTACTTGTATTCACAAGTTTGTTAATCCGTTTGAAAAAGAATATTGGGCTAAGAAGAAAGCTTTTGAAGCAAATACATCAGAGGCTTCTATTAAACAACAATGGGCTAATATTAATAAGGATTCTATAAATAAAGGTAACGTAAAACATAATGGTTTTGAAACAGCTATAAAAGAAACCTCTAAGTTTTATAAGGCTGTAAATATAGTTACTATAAATGGTATATTAAGATGTTTTTCTGTATCAGATTTAATTAATAATACTGATATTGGAGAAGCAGATATAAATGCTTTTTATACTAAGATTGGTTACAAATATCCACTTATATTTCAAACGATAGAATACTATGTTAATTTGGGATATAAGATATATTCTGAGATAAATGTATATGACGCTGTTAACCTAGTAAGTGGTACTATTGATGTACTTCTAGTAAAGGGTTCTGAATTTGTAATTATAGACTGGAAAACAGGTAGGAATGAAATTAAGTTTGAAGCCGGATATTATAAAAAAGATAAAGGTACTAATGAACTTACAAATATATGGACTCCCTCTGTTAAGTATATGTTATATCCTATGGATAATATTCAAGACTGTGTTGGTAACCATTATACTTTACAACTTTCAATTTATGCCAGTATGGTAGAAAGTTTTGGTTATACTTGCAAAGCATTAATATTATTTCATATCCAAGATACATATATTCTTAATAACTGGGGGATGCCAAAGAAGAATGAAGAAGGCATATATATTATAGATAAAACTAAACCAGAAATTGTGAAACCTCATATTATATCTTATCTACGAGATGCGGCTCTTAAGATAAGAAATTATATAGGACGAGATGCAATAGTTAGTAATCAACAAAAAATTATTATGTAATGGAACAGGTGTATATTTTTAATGATAACAAAGATAATGCGTTTCTATCTATTTTGATGAATGACCTAAGTAATGTAGGAATTGATTTTAGTAATCTTCAAACTACTAAAACAATTGATTATAACAATGTTCTTATTTATATACCACAAGTAGATGGGAACTGTACTGCCAATTATTCTTATCATTTTAAGAATAATATGTTTAAGTTTAGAAAGATTCTTGTAGTATGTGTAACTGAACAAGATTATAAAGAACTAAAGTTAATTCATACTACACTTTTGAATAGTAATAAATTTATACATTATTGGGCTATTGTTTTGGATACATTTATTTCTAAGGTTCTTTCTATTGATTGTGCTAGGTTTCTTGCGACTAAGCTCTAATTTCTATAATAGGAAATTAGTTAAATTCCTGTAATAGTTGGGATTTAATGGTAATATTATTGTTATATTCTATCTATGAAATATAGTGTAAACGATATAATTAATGTACTGTATAGTAAAGGTTATACTATCTTTGAACGTAATCTTCCTTTTAACTTAAATATTGTCGGAGTCCGCTCTGCTGATAATAAGTCTAATAAGTTTAATGACTTCTTATATGTATTCTATAAACATAATGGTGAATGGGTTATATTTGAATACCCAGTTACTGTTGACCCTGGTACTGTTTATAGGATAACCCCTATTAATCCTTCTGGTACTGCTATTGTAATGCCCGGCCAATACAGAGGTATGTGGAAGCTAGGGCTTCATAGAGGTAAATATAAGGCACTTGTTCAAGCTAAGGCTTGTACTGTTGCTAGGGATAATAATAGAGATTATTATCTTGATTCTAATATTCCATCAGATGCAAGTAAAGTAAAGAGTGTTAAAGATGGAGTATTAGTAACTACTTATTCTATACATAATAAAGTTGCCTTTGTTACTGAGACAGGGATGTTTGGTATCAATTGTCATAAAGCCGGTACTGGTAAAACTATTGATGTTAGTAGTTATAGTGCTGGCTGTATTGTGTTCCAGAATGATGATGAATTTACAAATCAGTTTATTCCATTATGTGAAGCTGCTGCTAGTAGTGTAGGTAATTCTTTTAGTTTCTCACTTGTATTGTTTTCTGATTTTAAGTTAAATGATTGATTGGTTTAAGTTTAGTCTATTATTTATATATCTAATAATTGTTTTATTATTAGTGGCAGCTTCCTTTTTATCTATTCCTTTTAGACAAGTTCTTATACAAATACATAGTAGTAGAAGTGATAAGTATAGCTGGATTAGATATTCTTCTAGTTTTGTGTTAATAATGTCAGTAGGCATTGCTGTATATCAAGCAACATATAGTGATATAAATATTGGGGCTATTAGTTTACTAGTTGGTATTGCTTTTACTGGTAAGGTTGCTCAAACTAGTATTAATAAAGATAAATAATGAAAATAACAGCTTATAGTTTAAATATTGTTATAATAGTTATGCTAATTTGTATGACTATTTATGTTTTTCATATTGATAGTCGTAATAATAGTAAGATAAATGTATTAGAAGAATCTTTAAAAAATAGTTATAATCTTATTGATTCTTTACACTCTGCAAATTTAGGTATTACTAATGATGTAGGAATTTTAAAAGATTCTATCATTAGATATAAAACCTCTATTTTATTTTATAATGATAGTTTAGTTAAAATAAGAAATTATTATGAAAACATTAGTAATGATGTTTATATTCTTAATGATAGTGCCTCTTACGAGTATTTCAAAAACTATCTTATTACCTATTCAAAAGGACACAGTTCGCATACCAATTAGTTATATAAGAATAGCTAATCAAGTATTTGTTGAAAGAGATAGATTGCAAGATGAATTAGGAATATGTAGAAAAATGAATAGTGTTAATGCTAACTTAGTTAATATGTCAGACAGTGTTATTCTTAAATTAGAAAAGAAAATTGAAAATCTAAATTTGATTGTTAATACTACTAATGGTATACATGATACTGAGATAGCTAATCTAACAAAAGAATTAAAGAAGAGTAGGCGAAATAACTATCTATTAGGTGGTAGTTCTGCTCTATTTATTATACTATTAATTGTGTTATAAATGGAAAAGTTACCATTTATACAATATATAGAGGAAGATAAACGTAAGTATAGGATAGCTTCTAGCGAAGGCTATAATGACTCTGATGGTGATTTTCTTATTGGTGAAAGTGGCGGCTTTCTTTGCAATGTAAATTTTACAGTTGTTAATAGTAATCTTCTACGTCCTGCTGCTAGTTATTACGAAAAATATAATGTTTATATAGACTATCCTGAAGATAGCCCTCCTCATCGTAGATTTAGGATACAAGAAGAAACCAGGCGAGAACTTGGTTTTGTTGCTAGATGTAAGCTACTAAATACTGATAAAGAGTTATATAATAGGCTTATAAAAGAAGGTAAAGTAGATGATGCTGCTAAACTTATTAAGCCATTGAGGGTTACGGGTGAACATTATAATTATATTAACTATGGTGTCATTAGAAAGTTAGACCCTAATACTGTTCATGTAAATAGTAATGGGGAAGTTACTGGTAAAAAAATTGAAGGTATCCCTGATTTCTTTGGCGCACAATATTGGTGGTATAAGGTTAAAGAGTTTGCTAGAAATAATGGGTTTCATATATTAATGGGTAAAGCCCGACGTGGTGGATTTAGTTATATGGAAGGTTGTGGTTCTGCTAATACTATTAATCTTAAAAAAGGAGCAACTGTTATTCATGCTGCTTCGGACTTAAAGTATCTTACTAAAGGTCGTTCTGTTAGTCGTATGGCTCTTATGCAAATAGAGCATTATGAAATAAGAACTCCATTTAAAAGAGGTATTCTTAGTAGGGATATAACGGATATATTCTTAGGATTTAAAAAGAGAGATAATACTAATGATGGTATGCAAAGTCATATTCTATCATTAAGCACTAAAGAAAATTCTAATCCTGAAGTAGCAGTTGGGAAAGATGCGGAAGAAATAAAATGTGAAGAATTAAGTACATTTGGGGCTTTTGATAAATTTATGGAAGTTACGGAACCGACTACTAGAACGGGTTCAGTTATCACAGGTTTCATCGTAGGATGGGGTACTGGAGGTAGTGAAGAAGGTAATTGGGAAGTATTTGAAAGTAACTTTTATAATCCTACTGGATTTAGGTTTATGCCTTTTGAAAATATATGGGATTGGGATTCTAGGGATAGGATTTGTGGGTACTTTAAACCGTATGTTGATTCTTTACAAGGATGGACAATTGATGGTAGAGCTTCATTAGATTTAGATGGGAATACTGATTATACGATAGCTACTGAAATATTTTTAGCGGAAAGAGCTAAGAATAAAAAAGAAGCTAAAACTATACATCAGCATATAATATATTGTGGTCAATATGCTAATATGCCATCAGAGTCTTTTAGTAGTACCACTGATAACTTATTTGCGTCTGAAGCCCTTAATAATCATATTAATAGTATAAGGAACAATCCTGATTATAAGTTCTATACGGATGGTATGCCTTCTATAATTAAAGGAGAAATGAAGTTTAAGTCTAATATTAAACTATTTGACGAAAATATTAAATCACATCCTTATATAGAAGATATAGTACCTAAAGCTGGTAGTGATAGGTATGGATGTATGAGAGTTTGGCATTTCCCATATAGGGATTCTTCTGGTAAAATACCAGATATTTATAGTATATCCTATGACCCAGTTGGTAAAGATAAAGATAATCCAAATTCTAAAAATTCTAATAACTCTATTAGCGTTTGGATGAATCCTAATATCTACTTTCATAATGTAGTAAAACTTAGGGTAGCTAATTATTATGGCAGACCTCCGACTATGGAAGAAGCGGATGGTATAGCTAGGGATATTTGTTATATGTACGGGGGGCATCCAGAGATTATGCTTGCTGAAATAAATAGAGGTGAAACAAAGTCTAATTTTAAAAAGTGGGGATGTACTAAATTATTAGCGAAAGCTCCTATTGAAGTTTGGGATACTAAAATAAAAGGTAAAGTTCCTGATGAATATGGTCTTAGTCTAGGTAATGATATTAGAAAGCTACAAGGACTTGAGTTATTAAAAGAACTATTATATACTAAAGTTGGTGAGTTTGAGGATGGTACTACTCGATATGTATTGCATTTAATACCTGATATTGCGTTCTTAACTGAGATTCAAAAATGGAGATTAGATGGCAACTTTGATAGAGTATCAGATGCTATTATAGAAGCCTTTGCACATAAGAAGCTGCTACTTAAAGCTGCTTCTAAATTAAAACAAGCTGCTAAAACTACTAGTCATATACTGGAAAGAGAGTGGGCATAAAATTATTAAACAATGAGTACCGGATATAGAGTTGAACATAGAGTAAGTAGAACTACAAAGCAAAAACCTGAATGGTATAAACCTCTTGCTGAATATATGATTGGTAAGATTGATTCTTCTATATTAGAAGATATTAAAGATAAGATTAATGCAGTAAGAGGGGATATTAGCGATACTTATTATAAAAAAGTATTAAATCCTTTTAATGCCTCTGATAAAAAGTTTACTAGGTGGAGAGGAGAGATGCGTAATTTTGATATTATGCGAGATATAATTCGTAGATATTTAGGTGAGTATTCTCGTCAACCTTTTGACTTTCAAGTTAAGGCTAATGACCCTGAAGTTATAACTAGGTTTAGTGATGCATTAAATGCTAAAATTACTAACTTAGCTATTCAGGCATATGTTAATAGTTTAAACGCAGCAGGGGTTGATACTGGTCAGCCTACTAAAGAAGTTCCTGATTTTGAGAAGTTTTATCAAGAATTTAAAATTGAATATGTAGATGATTTAGCGGCACAAGGGCAAGCACTTTTAACTGCTATTATAGATTGGACTGATTCTAACCTTAAATATTATAAGTCTTTCTATGATTATATTGTATTAGGTCAAACATTTACTTATAGGGATATTAGAGGTAATGTACTTCATAAAGAAGTAATTGACCCTTTATCATATCATCCTATTAGTAATGGTGAACCTTTTATAGAAGATCATGATAATGGTATTCGTACCTTTAAAGTTACTATGTCTCAATTACTAGAAAATTTTAGTACGATTCTTACAGAAGAAACTTATAATAAAGTTAGAAAGTTATATGATAGTTATCGTACTTCTAGTGGTGGAGTTGCAGTCCCATTGTCATATTTTAAAAGCTTAATGGATGATGCTACATATACTGCGTTTACTAGTAATACTAGGAATACTGCTAGAATTGGAAATGATATGTACAGACTTACTAATAAAGATGATATGGTTGATGGTTATCATTTTGTATTTACAACTGAAGTAAAAGTAGGTCATTTAATATATCTAGACCCCGTAACAGGGACTCTTACCGAAGAATTAATAGAAGCCGATACTTTTAAATTTAATCAAAATGAAGGTCATATATCTATTACTTGGGAATGGTGGAATGAATATTGGGAGTTTTATCAATTCGGGGATACCCATGATGATATTTATTCTATTCCTCGTCCTATTGCTTTTCAGCGAAGGGATAATAATAATCCTCAAAAGATTAAATCCCCTTATAATGGACTATGTGAAATCGTACCTGGTACTGGTTTTACTTTTTCTATTCCTGATGCTGTACTTCCTTATCAAATAGCTAGAAATATATTTGCTTTTTATAGGGAAAAAATAATAGCTAAAAACAAAGATAAAATAGTTGTAATACCTAAGAGTCTTCTTGGGGATGAAACTTTTGCAGAAAATGCTATTTATAGAATGGAAGCTAATTCTGTATTTGCATACGATGATTCAGAAGATGATGCTGGTACTAAAGCTCAACATATTAGGATTCTAGATGCTAGTCTTTCTCAATTCATAAGTCATATTACAGACTTAATGGATAGAATGAAACAAGAGGCGTGGGAAACTGTTGATATGAATGCTCAGCGATATGGTGATATTGCTACTAGTGCTGGGAAAGCTACTACAGAAGAAGCTATTGTTCGTAGCTCTATGGGTTCTGTTATTATCTTTACTATGTTTGAACGGTTCTTAGAAAGAGAATTTACTGCGGATTTAGAGTATAGTAAGATGGCTTATATTAAGGGTAAGAAAGGCTCTTATAGTGATGTAGAAGGTAACACTAGATTTTTAGACTTAGATGTAGATAACCATTTATTAGCTAATTATGGCATTCATGTTGTTAGTGCTATTTCTCAAACTGAGAAGAAACGGGCTATGAGAGACCTTGCTTTTAATGCTTCTCAAAATGGTAATGTGGGATTAGCGGCTAAAGCGGTATTGTCAGATAATGTTGCTTCTATTAAAAAAGCATTTACTGAATTTGAAAAAGCTCAAACGGAGTATCAGAGAAGTATTGCAAATGAGAAAGAACAAATAATGGCTCAAGTTGAACAAGCTAAAGCGCAAAATGAAGAAGCTAGTAGACAGCATGAAGTTAATTTAGCTAATATTAGAGAAGCTGGAGAAACCCAACGTACAGTTATGGAGCTTCAAGTTAAACTCTTAGACTTACAAACACAACTTGAATCTACACCCGAAAATACTAGTAATTCTGATGCTATTAATGACCAAATTGCTCTTCAAAAGTTAGAATTAGATAAAGTTAAGCAATCACTTGATATGCAAAAACATAGAGATACTATTGGAATTAAAAGAGAAGAAATGGCTTCAAAAGAAAAGATTGCTAAAATGAATAAAAATAAGCATGATACGAAAAAATAAAATGTCTATAATAAAAAAAAACCAAACTTTAGGTTTGGCTACTACTATTTAGTAAGGTGCTATTGATATACTTGTATTTAATTATTAAATTAATATAGTTATGTTTATGAATATGATGTATAACCGTAAGATGGAAGGAGAACCTGGTGGGGGTAGTGCGGGGGCTTCTAATATCATTGTAAACGGATTTGAGGGTGATTTTAAAAAAGCTGCCCCTGCGGCTGCTCCTGCGGCTGCCCCTGCGGCTGCCCCTGCCCCTGCTGCGACTCTTGTTTCTATTGATGATAAATCGGAGGCTTTACTTAAAGACTTTGTAGCTACTAAATATAGTGATTTATCTTTAGTGAGATTA